CCATCGTCGAAACCTCCCCAATGGCGGCGGATACGGGCCGTAGGTGCAACGTCGAGCTTCTCCACCCCGAACGCGGTCGAAGTCATTATCACTTCGATCCGATCCAGTATCTGGCTCTCGAGTCCTTCACTGTTGCGTGGCACCCACGCATCGAATTGTGCGCTCACCAGGAGCATCGGAGGTGCGCCGCTATTCGGTACGGCGGCGACTATCTCCACTGTGGCGATCGGTGGCACACGATCAGGTGCTTCCAGGTCCGCGAAATCTTCCCATCTGACGATCGGGACGACCTTACCCACGAGTCCCGAAACGCCAGCGAGACCGCCGACCCCTGTATCTTTTCTCGCGATCTGCATCGCTGCGAGCAGAACGTCGTATGAGTTCGCCATCAGAACCCGTGCAGTATCTTGCGTAGCCCTGGCGTCGTCACATTACTTGACAACACACGCCGTGCTACACGCTTGGGGAACCTACCGGGAATCCCGCGTGTCATATCGCCGAGCATCCTACCTGCCTGCCGGCCGACCGTACGACCAACGACCCTCTGGTTGATCCTCCCCGAGATAAAGGCATCGAAGTCACCTGTACCGCGCTCTAACCTCAATGCGCCCTGCCTCAGTGTACTCATAAACGGCAAGTTGATACCAAGCGCACGGAGGTTGCCGATTGTCGCACTGAATGCGAACAGTCCACGCCGTACACTCAACAGGTCAATCTCTTTGATCGGGATCGACACCGCCGACCTCATCGCCGCTACCATCTTGACGTTCATCTTCGGCAACGCTGCCGCCATTGCAGGCCGCAGGTGTGGTCGCGGTGCGACCTCGTAACCTGTCTTGGTCGTCTTTGAATACTGCTGGCCCTTCTTCTTGCCAGACTTGTACGTCTTGGTAGCCGTGAACTGCGATGCCGGATGCTTGAACGGATAGCCCGGCCCGATCCCGTACTCCAGGAACAGTGCGTGCCACTCCGTAGATGCGACCCGCCACCCACCTTCGATCTTGGAGCGGAACAGCGAATCCTTCAGCGCGTGTGTGTCCTTTGCAGGCGGATCGCCTGGCGCACTCGCCCTGTGTTCACCACGCCGACCAGATGGGACGACATACGACCGACCGTTCGCGCCGCGTATGGTGCGGAACTCGTTCCCGTACCATACACCTTGGGCCGCACCAGCTCGACGATTCAGAAGGCTGTACCACTCTTCGTGCAGTACCTTCGCGCCCGCTTCAAGCGCAGCCTCACTAGCAGGACCGAATTGGGCGAAGATTCCGGTTATGGGCGATGTGATGACGATCTTGCCCATTACGCGAGACCGTCCGCTTCCTTGGCATCGTTATCGAGTTGCACTGTCGCCTCGATATGATGATCGAACTTCTCCACGAAGATGACCCGGTAATACTCACCTGCATACGGTGCCGAGGTCGCCTTCACGATATCATTCACTGCGATAGATACACCCGGCTCAAACCACATCCGGTGAGTCGCTACCTCCTCGATACCCGCATTCGTCAAACGGTCACGCCCGCGCATCGCCTGCACGTTCGTGATCACCCCGACAACCTTATTGGGGTACGTCCATACACTCTCCGTCTTGCCGGTCGGGACCGTACGAGTCGGCGTACCTGACAGGGTCGCCTTATGTACGAGCAGCCGCTTAATAGGAGCTGCCATCGAGGTCGTCCGTTGTGCCGTAGTTGTCGTCCATCCCGACACGAACGCCAGGCTGGACACGGTCGGTGTTCGCCTCATTCACTGCCTTGAGCGACTTCGAATGCGCGACCATTGCCGGTACTACCGACCGTCGCGCACTCATCGTCAACTCGTCGATCAGTTCCGATACGAGCCGTTCGTAGGCTTCCGCCTTACGTGACAGCGTCTCTGATACCTGACCGATCCTGTATGTGCTTTCGCTTGCGAACTTCGCTGCGATCCCCTTGGCGACATTGATCGACGCCTTGATGATCTGACGCGGGTCAGTCGCAAACTGTGTGAGTTCGTATTCGATCTCTTCGTCCTGGACGATCGGATCGTCCGAGTCGGTATCTCCGACCTTCCAGCGTACAGCGTCCTTCTCGGACGACGATGGATCGCAGGAGTACGTCCAGGTCATCGGATCAGCCTCCCTCTAGGAACGAGACCAGATCGTGTTTCGTGACCGACCCACCGGAGCCTGTACCTGTGATATCGCCGAGACTGTGGCCTCGCTCGCCCAGTAGTGCGACGAGTTCGGCCTTTTTCAGTCCACCTAGATCCTCGGCCACAGCCACCACCGGCTCCTTCACTGGAGCCGGCAGTGGTGCAGCGTCTGAATCCTCGACGACTCGGACGTAGTCCATATGGACCCACGGTCCGATTTTCATAAATGGCTCAACCACGATCTCATCACCGGGCTGAAGCCATTCGCCCCGGTGTCTGAGGCGTCGGTTACAATAGTACCTTTTCGCCATCAGACCCCTCCGCGCTCAGATCAGGCGTTGATGTCGCTGAAGAAGATCCCCAGGTCGCTCGCGACCAGCTTCTGCGTATACGCCATCCGCAGAACCATATAGTCACTGAATGCCTGATCGAGACGCATCCGCTGGATCACTCCACCGAACGCATTCATCTCGCCCGGAATCAGTCCCGTCCAGGCAAACTGATATCCAGCGGACGGCACTTCGATACCCGGCGACGGCGCGGCATAGCAGAGCAGTGCCGATTCCTTACCGAGGATGAAGTCGTAAGACGCAGTCGCGCCCTCGACCGCACTGTTCTGGACACTCATCGGTACGATGACTTGATCGAGACCGAACAACTCCGCGAGCAGATCGTCAGTGACGATCCCCTTCTGCGAATACTGGATTCGGCCGACGATGTCGGCGTGATCGACGAGCGTCTGGTACGCATCCGTACCGATGACCAGCGTGTTCGGCTTGTAGCCGGTCTGTGACGCCATCGCGAAGGTCGAAAGGCGGATATCGCCGATCGGATCGCTACCAGCGGAATTCCAATGCAGGAACTGATCGCCGGTCGGGGTCGGATCGCCAACGCGGTCCGTGCCCCAGATGCTCGTACCGAAGTACGTAGCCGCCCAGATCCTGTCCAGATGGACGAGGGCTTGCTGCGTCAGCAGGTTCGCTGCCGCACGGTCGGGGTTCAGAGGATCGTCTGCGTTCGCACGCACACGGTCATCGATGGTGTGGGCTGCGGCCCACTCGAGTGCTGTGTAGGTGTCCGTCGTGATTTCGTAACCGATCCGGGGAGCTTCTCCACCGAGCGGACGAACGGCAAGCTCGTCACGCCAGAAGAATGACCGATCAAAGATCGGGTATACATCGGAAGCCTTCGAAACGGGTACGATCGGGAACACCTTCCCCGCGACGAAATTCGTCGCCTGCTGGAAATATGCAATCGACAGATCCGTGAGGAACTTATCGACGTGCATATCGGAAGGCAGAGGTTGTGGCATTGTCTATGCTCCTGTATCTGAAGTCTGTTACTCGATCAGTAGATGCTCTGGGCCACGACGACTGTTACCAGCTCGTTAGCCGTAGAAGCGCCACTGAGGGTCACGCCGACTACTTCTTCTGCCGCGAGGTTAGCCGTAACCGCGCGTCCAGTGGAATCGGACGTGAAACGGACTCCAGTTGCGATTGCCGCACCAGCTTTGACCTTCGTGATCCCGAGGACCACGACACTGACGATATCGCCAGCGGCAGATGCGCCATCAACGCAGACACCGAACCCGGTATCTACTGCAGCCTGCGTGACCTGATGGTCAGCAGTGCCCTTTGCTACGATTTCGTACTGTCCTGGGACAGTAGCCTCTGCGGTGTACGACCACAGTTGCTGAAATCCTTCTTTCGCCATTGAATTTCTCCCTTACGAGCCTGACCGCGCTTCGTCGCTCACCTGCTTGGCAAGCGCGCGGTCGTTCTTGAGAACTTCGTCCACGCTCACGCCTTGCGACGTGGCTCGCTTCTGAGCGGTGTCGTACGCAGATCCCTCGTTGTCTGAATCGCCCGTGTTCCCGAGCTCCCTGAAGAGTGCGGACTTGCTGACGACCTCGGACAGGCCCGTGAGCCAGGTCTCCAGCGCGGCGTATGTATCGGGATCGTCGTCTTCGACCTTCATCATCAAGTTCGCCACCATCTCGGCATCGCCGGGCAACTTCAGCCCTTCGGCCTTGGTGATGAACTCAGCAGTGCGCTTCTCCTGGCGCTCATCGTCGAGTGCCTTCTGAAGCGTCTTACGCTCTTCGTCGGAGTCGTGACGTTCACGCCACAGACGTTCCAGAGCGGGCCTCACAGCTTCCGGCACTCCACTCAGGTCGAGTGTGCCATCGGCCTTGGTGATCGCGGCCATCGGGTCGTCCGAACCCTCGGCCTCTTCTACTGCCTCTTCCACTACGTCTTCCACCACGTCCTCGACGATATCCTCAACGACCGGCTCCTCAGTGAGGAAACCAGACTTGATCATCATCGCCTTGACGATTTCGGGTGTGACGGTGTCGCGGTGAGCGTTCAGGAGCCTGAACGTGCCGCGCATTGCGGCGATCGTGTCTTCGGGAAGGTCGTGTTCGGCCAGAACCGCATCGAGTTCGGCCTCGTTCTCTGCCTCGGTCTCGAGGATCAGGGCGATCAATTCGTCCACGGAACGGTCTCCCTCGTTTTTGGTGACCAGGAACCGACGTTTATTGGCTGGCGCATCGACGAGGCTGACCTCGACGACCTCCAGTTCCGCAAGTCGTGCCATTGATTTTGTCCTGTGATACAGCCGCGCCAGAAAGGATCGGCGAGTTGTGTCTCGTATAATCGTGGGCAGGTATGGCAGAAGAGATCGCCTTGGACTGCCCGTCTATATGTACGCGCGGAACCCCGCGCGGTCAAACCTTTTGCGCGAACCCTCCGATACTGAAGCCGGTATACTCGCCAGCCTTCACGGCGGCCCACATCTCATCATCCTCGACCTTGATGGTCATAACCCACGATCCCTGCTTGACTTGCTCACCGCCAATCTCGAGATCCTGTGGCGCGATATACGACTCGACGAGTTTCACGCCGACCGGCGCAGGCTGGCTGTGCTGATCGCCAACAACCTGCGAATTCAGCATATA